ATGATTGATTAATCCAGTGCGCTGGAATTTCGCCATGATTTTGTTGATGTTGCATTCGTCGCGGAATGATTGCTTGGTCATTCCTTCCTTTTTGTCGAATGTAATTGAGTGGGGACGTGTCATTGCTTTGATCTCCATGATTTGCTGATTTTGGTTTCCTCGGATTCATCCTTCCAGGGGAAGGGGTGAGCCGAGCGTTTGAACCTGACGGTTGATTTGTTTGAATTTCCGCCGGGGGCGGGTTTTGAAGTCGCGTTTTCCCAGTCGATTATTCCGAGTGATTCGAGCTTTTTTGCCGAGTTGGCAACGACCTCTCTTGCTTTGCCTGGTGGAACACCAGCAGATTGTAGAGTCGATAGCATTTTTTCGACTGGATTGGTTTCCGCGACTGTTTTGGCGGTGGTTGCCTCGATATTGCGAGTGGTTGCCGCTGCCTGGGCAGCGGCGGTGGCTCCAGTAACACCGGCCGCGCCGATGTTCTGGGGGGCCCCCATTGCTCCGCCTGGAGTAGAGGCTCCGCTTCCGCCTGAGGCGAGTATTGGATTGAGTCCGGCCGCTTTCAGATCAGCGACCTGGCGCTGGTGAGCAGTATTTGACATTCGCTCTTGAAAGTTACGCTGGCGCCGGGCCTCTTTTTTTGAGGCTGACGATTGTTTTGACGCGCCCCAGGCAGAGGCGAGTCCGCCGACAACGGCGGCTCCGATTAGTCCTGGCATGGTCGTTCCTCCCTAAGTTGCATCATATGGCTTGCGACGACGGCCGCTTTTTCGACCGCGTCGAATTGAGAGTTTTTGTTGCCGGGGTGTAAGAACATGGCAACGGCTTGAGCAAAGTAGATATCCCATATTTCTATTTCCATGGTTATATCCTGGTCAGGCCGGGGATGCCGTACATGGGCATAGGTCTGGCGCATTTGAGATTAAAGTAGGCGTCCAGTTTGAATTGAGGTTCGTCGGGTGTAGCCACCACGCGATCGACTGGTGGATCTTCCTGGATAAAGGCCGGGCTGAGTACCGGTAGTGTGGCGAAGTCTTGCGAGAGGTGCCAGTAGTCCAGTGTTTGTGGGTCAGTTGAACGGAATTTGCCGGTAATCAGAGATGGTTTGTAACGATATTCGGCGAATCGTTCCTGATATCCGAAGACGTCATCGTCTTCGGCTGTTCCCTGGGCGAAGATTTCCTTGTTGAGTACTTCCTGCTCGCCGATGGTGCTGAGTTCAGGCCAGTAGAAGTCGAACCGGGTTTTGCGAGACCAGGAGCGTTCTATACCTCGCTGGTAAGTTAAGTCTGCGTATACGCAGGCTAGACCGATGATTATTGTGTGTTCTGTGAATGATTTGGTGAAACCGTGATTGTTGGCCGATAGTGTGCCGATCGCGGCGAGGTTCGCCTGGGGTGTTACGGTATCCGATGTTGCCTGAGTTTGTGCGACTGGTGAGATATTGATTGCGGTTTTTCCGCCGCCCAGGTAACCAGGGCGTTGCAGTCGCAGGTCTGGTGATGTCACTCCGAAGTGACTTTTGAGTATTTCGATGTAGCGTGTTCCGCCTCTGGCGTCTTTTTCAAAGAGCCGTTGAACGGCGATTGATTGACGAAGTTGATTGATGGTTGCCGCAGTTGCGTCTGTCAGATCAGCTGTAAAGTTTGGCAGATTGAGACTGACGGTTTGGTCTCCGCCTGGGGGCCATCCTACGGCACCAGCCGTGGTGGTGAAATCGCGTTGTGCAGTACCGTCCGTGAAATCGTCGTCGGTTGCTGCACGGATGATGGGTGCCGAAGTTCCCAGGGGAATTGATACGGCTCCGTTGTCCGATTTCTGCGGCCAGGGGAGCGAGCTTGTGAAGTAGTCGTGACGCTTGCCGCGTTTGAATAGTTGGGCGTTTGCGGGATTGTCCGGGCCATCGCTTTTGATAAATGCTTTTGATGATTGGAGATTCTGATCACGGAACCATTCGTTGTAAATGAGCGCGTATGCTCTGAATGGTAGGGCGCTTGTTGTGATGTCTACGCCAGTGGGTAGTCCGAAGAAGTCGCCGAGTGATCCCACTGTCCAGCCGCCGGCTGGTGATGGTATTTGAGGGATCATGTAATCGGTTGAATCGTCGGGGTTGGTTTGTTCTCCGTTGAATTTTTGCCAGTTTTGCCAAACTTGCCGCATGGGCACTTCGAAGAAGAAGGTCTGAAAGTGCATGTTGTCCATGATTGGAACGATGGGTGTATTTAGCCTGGCGAAGAATGCGGCATTCATTTTGAATGTGTCGCCGGGTAGTGCCTCGTCGTAGAAGATCGGGAACAGGTCGCCTGCGTCGAATGTGGTTTTGAACCCGTTGGATCGGTCGAATGATGAACGACCGATAGCGGGTGCGGGTATTTTTGCGAAGTCGTGCTGAGATATGGATTGCATTGTTATTGCTCCAGTAGAGTGTTGCCAGTGGCGATGGATGATATTTTGTCCTGGACGATTGTGCCAGTGTCATCGTCGAATGTTCCGATAAGGAACAGTGTGTAGTCCTCGGGGTGTTTTCCGAACTGATGACCAGGATCATTACAGCAGTCGGAAAAGGTGCGGATTGCACGTCCCTCGGCATGGTCATAGAATGGGGGCGTGTGAGTTTCTGCTTTTGAATCGAAGACTGAGTACATTTTGTGGATCATTGGTTTTCGTAGCTCCTAGATAGTTGTTTAAACTTCAGTAGTTTTATTTGCTCCCGAACGGCTAAACGTTCGGGGGTTGTTTCTTCCTTGAATTTCGCAGCGTTTTTCTTCCGTAATTTTTTGATGGTCTCGAGGTCTTCGCCTCGGAGCTCCATGATTTTGTCGTAGTAACGTGGGACTTTGATTTTCTTCCCACGGTGTATGATGAAGTCGGATGGATAGACATCCGTCTCGTATTTTTCTAGCCAGTCTGCGCCTATACCAGGCTTTAACGACATGGCTGTGTATTCTGGTTCTAACGTGATGAGGTTGCCTGTATGTGCGCAAGTAGTTTGATAATGCTGATTAGCTTGATCTCCGGTTATTTTTTTTGTGATGTATCTGGCGGTATAAGCGGCTGTTTCGAAAGTGACATCGCCGAGCGTTGTGTATCCTTTCCCCCAGATATCATCGAGTGTCGGTGAGTTGTATAGAATAATTCCCTCGCACTCGCGGATCGGGTCTTTGTCGGGGAAGTCGACCCCGAACAAGCATGCATGATAGTGGGGACGAGACAAGTTCTCCCCATATTCTCCAGCCATAAAATACCTGATTGTCTGGGGAGATAAGTGTTTGCGCAGGCGCTTTATAAATTTTTGGAAGTGTGATTTTGATAGTGATCCATCCCAGGGAAGGTGCTCTGGCGCATACGTCAGAGTGATAAAAGAATTTTGTGGATGTAATTGTGCCTCGTGTACGCAGCGTGTAGCCCACACTAGGCTGCGATCCAGTCTGCAGCCGATACACTGATTGCACGGCAGGGTCAGGCGTGTAGTCGTTTGCGGGGATTTTACGAAGGCAATCTTTTTCTTGCCGGTTGAAGTGTTTTCTGTAGTTCGCCAGGCTGTTAATGGTTTGTAGCATGGCATGTCGGTGTTGCCTCCTCATTTTTTGTACCGGTAGCGTTGCCACTTGGGGCCTAGTACTTTCTTCAGATGAATTTTGCCGCCCCGGTAGGGTCGGTTTCTGCGGCTGGTTTTTCGTTTCATAGCATTTTCATTCCCATGAGAAAGGTGGCGCGGTTCCTGTGAACTCGCGAGGATCGATAGGTTTTTGATAGTGCAGCGAAAAATCTTTCTCGACGTAAGACCAGTCCTCCTGGTACGTGATTAATCGTAACCAGGAGATGAGATTTACAAGCGACCGCCGCCCCGCATCGCGGTGCGTGGGCCGAGGTTTTTCTTGTGGACGCGGGTTCCCCGGTTGAAGGTCTTGCGGGAAGCGCGTCTGCTGAGGTTTCGTCGTTTCATTTTTCATGCTCCGAATGGTAGTGGGTGGGTGATTTGTCACCCAGCGGTGATATAGATTAGGTGCTTCTAACGATAGAAGCAATTGTTATAAGGCAGTCCTGCCTTATTGCGGTGACTTTTGGGGTTTTGGTGTCACCTAGCACAGTTACATCAAGATAGGGAACTGTGCTTTGGATGTTGTCGCCTCTCGAAACAAGTTCGAGACGCTCGTAACATCTTGATTTAAAGTTACATTTAGATAGATAGAGAGTATTTTTTCTTTCAGAAAGAGAGAGACCCCCGTTATGGAGGTCTCTTTTTTGTTTTTAAACAGGGTGGTAGCTCTTAATTCGAGTCCTCCTCTGTCGTTGTCTCAGGGGCTACCGTACCCTTGGTTTTTGGTTTTGAGACCTCTGGGGGGCTCTCAGGGGCTTGTGATGGGTTTGCCAAGCCCATTTCGCGCATTTTGTCGAGGTTGTTCGGATCCTGGACAAATTCTAGGAATTTATGCGGATCGTTCTCGAATTGAGCGCGGATTGTTGAGGGTAGTTCTTCGAACATTGATTCAGCGTCCGCAACGATGTTGAGGGCCTCGTGGTAGTCGATGGCTGGGATGTCCATATATTGCGGCGCGTGTTTGGCGTAATGATTGATTAATCCAGTGCGCTGGAATTTCGCCATGATTTTGTTGATGTTGCATTCGTCGCGGAATGATTGCTTGGTCATTCCTTCCTTTTT